TCAGCCTTTTTCTCTACGTTGGCTGCACCATCAATTTTGTTGGGTTGTAGACCGTCTGCCCGTAGGCGTTTGTAGGCGGCCATGTCTTTGTCCCATCGGGATTCTGTGGCGTTAATGCGAGCTGCGTCTTTGCGACGGTTGGGGGTGCATGACGAGTCCATTGATACCGTTGAGATACGGCATGCGAAACAGCCTTCGACATCAAGAGTGGGGTGGGTTTCTTGGTGTTTAATCATAGTTTTATTATAGTCAGGTGATGTATGCGCTGTATCCTGCGGCGGTCAGGCTGGCAGCTTCAGCATCTGAAACTGTGTAGACATGTCCACCGAGGTAACTGATTTGGATTGTGTCAAAGTCAGCAGGATCGTTTTCGGTATATGTGTTGTCGTCTAGTTTGTAGACATTTCTGCCACGAGGTAACGACGCAAAATGGCGTAACAGTCGAAACGACAACCGCAGGTTCTCTGTCGGTGGGGTGTCAAGATCAAAGTCGGTGAGGTTCAGATATGCGTCTGTGGGCGGGGTGAACGTAGGCATCAGGTGACAGTATACCCTGCTGCGACTAGCTGGTCTTTTTCGGTTTGGTCTACAAAGTATTCGTGACCGCCGTAATACACTTTGTCTACGAGTGTGGGGTCTAACGGATCGGTGTTGGTGTATGCACCGGTGTTGAGTCGGAAGATGTTTCTTGCCCTGTATCCCTGGTTGGCTTTGGCGAATAGTCGGTGGGCGGGTTCGGCGTTGCGGTAGTCATCCCACGGGAATCGGTCTTCGACTGGTGTGCGGAAGATTAACGATTTAGTCCAGGTGGCGGTTTGTGTTGATGCCCCTGAACCAGTAGCGGTACGAATATAAACGATCCCGCTAAGGGTGGCCGCTGTTCCTAATCCTGAGCCTGTTGCGGTTCTAGGTGCGATGTGAACACCGACAGCGGTGTCACTGGTTGTCGATCCTCCTGCACCGTAGGCGGTACGCAAATTCTTGTGGAGGATACTGTTGAGCGATGTTCCCTCGCCTGAACCTGTAGCAGAACGTGGGGCGATGTGGAGTCCGGTGGAATCAAATCCTCCTACGCCTGATCCTGTAGCGGTACGGACTGGTACACGGATACGGGTAGCTGACTCTGTTCCTGTTCCTGAACCTGTAGCGGTACGAACTGGATTGATATTCGAGTCGGCAGTTTCTGTTCCTGCGCCTGAACCTGTAGCGGTTCTTGCTCGTGTAACCGACGATACTGCTGTCTCTGTACCAGTACCCGAACCTGTAGCCGTATTCGTAAATGTGACTACGCCGTTGTATGAAAGATTACTAGCGTTATAAAGAAACGAGGAGTCGTTATACAGGCGAGCCATTTAGACCCCTATGGTTTTTGTGGGAAAATAGGGTTTGTATTAGAAGAATCATATGTGACCATATAATCTCTAAGTTCTTGTCGGTATGCGGCCCAAGCTTCTTTGTCAACTGTAACGTCAGATAGTTGACTAAAGTCGGATGCCATCAATAATGCGTCTCGACGTTCACGTACAAATGAGATTCGTTGTTCGTCTGTGAACTTGTTGCAGAAGTCGTCGTATAGTGGGTGTTCTGCAATTTCAATAATTCGAGTCATTTTTTCCCTCTTATGTTTTAATAATGTAGTTAAGAACTATATACGGCTGAAGGTTGTTGTGTGGTTGGCCGCTACCAGCGTTTTGGTTGGTGGCAGTCTGAGCTTGGTTGGTTGCTGTCTGTGCATTGTTGGTTGCTGTCTGTGCATTGTTAGTAGCAGTTTGACCAGCAGTTGCACCGTTCCAAGTAATAGCAAGATAAACATTACCAACCCAAGAGTTAAACCCTGTGTTATATGCACCGTCACGATAAAGGAATTCGCCAGTACCAACAGAACCACCGTGGTTGTGTGCGTTCTGCACATGGTTGTGCGAGTTCTGTGTGTGGTTGTGCGAGTCTTGTGTGTGGTTGTGACTATTTTGTATGTGGGTGTGAATAGGCATTTCGGCACTACTCAAAGTATGGGTCTTAGCACCACCAGTTTCACCCATAGTGTCAAACGAACTATCGGCAGAATCACGACCAACAGGAACTTTACCTTTTAAGTTAGGAACATTGAACGTTGTAGAACCATCACCAACACCATAAGTAGTGCTAATGACAGCAAACAAGGCCGCATAAGTAGTACGACTGACAGCAGTACCATCGCACAACAACCAAGATGTAGGAGCAGTAGTAGTCGCCCACATATTAATAACACCCGCAGGCGTATTATTTTTAATCAAATAATCGTGACTAGTCGTAACCGCAGAACTATTGACACCAACCTTCGCCTCCAACGCCTCAATCGCATCATTAGCATCAGCATGCTGACCCGCATGATCGGGCGAATTCAAACCATCCGAAGACGTAGGATTAGTTAAAGCATCAAGCCCCGAAGGAAACGAAGTAGACATCTACTCAGTCCAACGACAGTGTAAGGCTCGTAATCTGGAATGTGTCACCAGCAGTCACAGCAGCAGACGAAGCCAAAGCACCAGTCCACAAACAATTACCCGCAGTCGAAGCATCCCACAAAGACCAATGTGAATAAGTCTCAGTCGTAGACACATTAGTCCACTCAACCGTCGCACTAGAAACCATCGAACCACCCGAAGCAGCACTAAACGAAATCGCCTTACGAGTCGCCTCAACAGCAGCATTAGACGTACCAGCCTCACCAGGATCACCCAAATGCAACTTCACATACGGCGTAGCCACAGCAAACGAAGTGTTACGCAACGTATCAAGAAACGCTAACTCACCATAATTAGAAATACTCATCAAACACTCCTACAAAAAGAAAAACTGGGTGGCACGACACCATTGTATCGTACCACCCAGCCTTCACACCGGACAAACTCAGAGAGAGCTTGCAGACTCAATTCGGCGCAACGAAGCCTCACGGAAGCGACCGTAGCCACCCAACCAGTACCAGCCGATTGGCTGGAGACGGTTCAAGGTGTCAACCACAGGGCCACGAACGACCTTCGGGACAGCACCGTTACCGTCAATTGACGAGTACGCCTTAGCCAAAGCCTGACGACCCATCACGTGAGTGCAGTAAACTTCGATAGTTCCGGTTGAACCCGAACCGTCAGAAGCGTTCTGGAACACCTTTGCACGAGGAGTTTCGATGAAACGGACACCTTCAAAAGCACCGATTTCGGCGTTGTAGATGTTCGAGGTGTCTTGGTACACGTGCGGGTCACGCCACGCAGCAGCACCAGTTTCACGACGCAAGTCATAAGCAACATCGGGGTGGATGTAAGCCATGTACAAACCGTTGAAAGTAGGAACGTTAGCACCACGAAGCTGTGCGGTCACCTTACGGATGTCGTTAGCTTCGATGATGTCAACAGCCTTAACCGTGGTACGGCTTGAAGGAGTAGTCGTACCGCCACCACCGTAGATCACGTTTGATCCACCGGCGAGAACTTCACGAGCAACTTCGTCAATTGAAGCACCAGCGTTGTAACCAACGATGTTAGCGGCAGCCGAGTCAACGTCAAGGAAAGCAGTTCCACGCAACTTAGCGGTGGTGATAACGGCATTACCGTATTCGTTGAGGGTAACCGTGACCTGCGAATCGCTCAAAGCGGGAGCAGTAACGTCAGTGGTTTCCGACAAGGTGCTGGTAGCGGTAGCAAGATCGTTGAAGATCGTGAACGTTACGCCAGTACCAGGCATAGCCTGTTGCGTCGGTTGGACATCAGCAGCAGCGTCGAACAACAGTTCTGAACGAAGAGCGAAATAAGCCAGGCGATCAAACGCCACCTGGTCAACTGATAGGGAGGATGTTTCTGTATAAGCCATGAGATTTGCCTTTCGGGGCTAGTTTTGTTGGAGAGACCTTACTTCTTCCAGCAACATCTCAATCTCAGCTTGGCTAGTAGCCTTACTGATCCGAGTCACCATGTCCACAGGGGCTTCACCAACAGTGTTACCGGAAGCGGCCTGATTGGTTCTGTCCCAACCTTTAGCTTCCTGCGCTACCTGTGCAGCCTTAGTATCTTGGATAAGTCTCGCTTCGATCGCAGCGGCTCTAATAGCATCAGGGGAAAGTTCACCGTCATAAGCCTTCACGAAATACTTTGCCATCGGATCGGCAGAATCAACTCCTGCTCTTACGAAAGCTAGTTCACGTGCGGCGTTAGAGGCTTCGTCGGCCCTTGCCTTCAGTGCTGCGTTTTCAGATTCAAGCTGCTTCATGCGATCACGCAGAGGATTTCGGCCTGTTTCTTGTTCATCGAATTCGATGTCGCTGTCCATATGTACACTCCTTTGCCCAGAACCACCACGGAGGCATGGCGGTTCGCTGCTTACAACCCGAAGGTGTTCCTGCCTATTGGCATCGGATTAAGTGTAGCACATTATTTGCAGGATGCAAGTACCTATGCTAAAGCGGTTTGTCCTTGACCTTGCCCAGCGAAACCGCCACCACCCTGGAAAGCTGCGGTTCGTTCCGCTTGCTTCTTACGGAGGCGTTGAGCAGCAGCAGCGTCAGTAGCGAACACTGCCCCGATCTGTTCCTCCTGAGTCATACCGACACCTTGTTCGCCGGCGAGAGGGTTGAACAGTTCTTGCGCTTGAGCGATAGTCGCAAATCCTGCTTGTGCCTGCTGGGTAGTGACACCTTCAATGGCCAGTTGTTCTGCTTGTTGAGCAGTGATCTCTGCACCTGCCTGCCTGGTGGCCTGAGCCGAAATCTGTGAAGCCTGAGCCTGTCGAACAAGAATCGGGGTAGCTTTCACGGGGTCAAGAAAGTAGGCGGCCAACTGACTGTCGTCTACACCGTACAAACGTTTCATTTCGGCAATGACTTGCGGATCAGAGTTTTTGACAGCGTTGTATCCGTCATTGATACGAGTGTTTAGTTCTGATGGGGAAACATCACCTGCAATAAAAGCAGTGAAATCTTCGTTTGAATCATAGAAACCTGTTGGCAAACCTGCTGTGCGTAACAACTGGCGGTAAGTATTTTCTTGACCGATGTACGCTTCTTCTGAAAGAACGTTGAATCCTGCTCTACGGCGGGCTTCGTTGCCTGCAAATCGTTTGGCGTATTCAGCGGTTTCTTTAACACGACCATAAATGATGTCTGTGTTCAAGACGTTTTCTTTGAACACAAGATCGTTGACAAACCCTGACAATTCAGTAAGCCCGTATCGTGACAGTGTTTCAGCAATGATGTTATATGCCGACTGCT